GTTTCCCAGTCACGATCGGGGGGGTGGGAAACGTTGCCGTATCAACGCGCTATCATGAACGTCGTCAGCAATGACGATGTTCCGGTGGTCACGTGGATGAAGTCCGCTCGAGTTGGCTACACAAAAATCATCTGTGCGTCTATCGGCTACAACGCTGAGCACAGACGCCGCAACCAGGTGTTGTACCAGCCCACGGATTCTGATGCAGAGGATTTCGTCAAGGACGAGATCGACACAATGCTGCGAGATGTGCCCGTAGTCAGAGCACAGCTACGCAGCGACCCAGACAAGAAGAGTTCCAAAAACACTCTCAGCAAGAAGCAGTTCGTCGGCAGCACCCTGGACATAAAGGGCGGTAAGTCAGAGCGAAACTACCGGCGCATGTCCAAGGACGCTGCTTATTACGATGAACTGGATGGGTTTGATCGCGATATCGAGGGCAAGGGCTCGCCGGTTAAGCTCGGTGATGACCGCCTGACGACATCGTCATTCCCGAAGAGCGTTCGGGGGAGTACGCCAACGATCAAGGGCGAGTCGCTGATCGAGGGCAGTCTGGCAGAGGCCGACAAGGTGTTCCATAGGCACATAGCTTGCCCGAAATGTGGTCACAAGCAGAGATTGATCTGGGCAGGAGTTACCTGGACAGACAACGATCCCGCCACTGCGCACTACAAGTGCCAAAAGTGTAGCCGAAAGATTCACTATTCGGAGTACGCCGGGCTCGACGCCGACGGCATCTGGATGACCGACGACGGCGACTGGATTGACGAGTCTGGTGACTTTGATGTCTTTCGGAACGCCAAGGGAAAGGAGATTGATGCTCCGCGGCACGTCGGCTTTCACATCTGGGCGGCCTATAGCTACTACGTGTCATGGGTCGCATTGGTCCAGGAATTCCTGGAGGCCAACGCCGCCAAGAAGCGCGGCGATCTGACCAAGCTGAAATCGTTCACCAATACCAAGCTTGGTGAAACCTGGGAAGAGGAATACGAGCAACCGGACTCAAGTTCGCTGTTTAGCCGGCGCGAGCACTATGCAGCGGAAGTCCCGGATGGTGTGTGCGTTCTGACAGCAGGGGTTGATACCCAGGACGATAGATTCGAGCTGGAAATTGTAGGCTGGGGTCGAGGAGAGGAAAGCTGGTCGATTGCCTACGAGCGTCTATATGGCGATATGGGACGACCTGGGATTTACCGAGCGCTTGCGGAGATGCTGAGAAAGCAATACCGCCGAGTAGACGGCACCGTGATGGATGTTCGCATGGCGTGTGTTGATTCAGGCGGTCACTACACGGATGAAGTATACGGGTTCAGTCGCAAGAATGGTGTCCGCTGGGTCGTCCCTGTGAAGGGCGCATCGACGCGCGGCAAGCCGATCGCAAACTTCCCGCGAAAGCCTAATCGCAAGCGCGTGTATTTGACTGAAGTCGGCACGGACGGCGCAAAGGAGCTGATCTACAACCGGTTCAAGGTTGAAGACCCGGGCCCAGGCTATTGCCATTGGCCAATAGCGGATACGCATGATGAGCAGTACTTCGAGCAGCTCACGACTGAGAAAAAGGTCACCAAGATCTCGAAGGGCATTCGGTACACCGATTTCGATGCCGGCGGTCGACGTAATGAGGCATTGGATTGTCGCGTCTATGCATTGGCTGCCGTGCGTGTCTTACAGCAACACATGGGCATTGATCTTGATCGCCTAGCGAACGAGATTGCTGAAGGGAGTCTTCAGGCGGACCAGAGTTCACGTAGCAGTTCTTTCTGGGATCCGCCACCTGATGACAATCAACCGGATGATCCATATCTGAGATGACCGATACAGCGATTCTGAAAAAGCGCCTTGCCGAAGTTGATGAGCGATTGCACAAGCTGCAATTGTCAAATCTGACATCTGTGGGTCATGAGGATCGAAGTGCGAGTTTTGCCGATATCGAGAAGCTGAAGCAGTACAAGCGTCAGCTCGAAGGCGAGATCGAACGAGCCGAGGGCAACTCCTGTAACGGCCCCATTGTGCCGAGACTGTGATGGACAATTTGCCGACTCTAAATTCGTTGAGCGAGCAGCAGGCGGCACTGTTCGGGGACTGGGATGCGGCCCATCGGGGTGCATCGTTCACTGACCCGCAGTTCGAATCGTGGAACGCGTTCAACTATTCGGCGGATGCGGCACTTCTGCCCGAGCATCAGACGCTGGTTGCTCGCAACCACGACCTGATTCGCAACAATGGATTTGCCGCCGGCGGCGTGCAGACCCATGTCGACAATGTGGTCGGCACTGGGTTTCGGATGTCCTCCAAGCCTGATCCGGTACTGCTGGCCCACCGCAAGGGCGATCTGGAGGCGATCGCCAAGCAGATCGATGCGATGTGGCGGGTGTATGCGAACAGCATCCATTTCGATGTCGCCCGTCAAATGACGTTCAACGGATTCACCCAGCAAATTGATCGTTCGGGCGTGATGAACGGCGAGGGTACGGTGATCCCGCTGTTCATGCCCAGTCGAGGCGGGCCGTTCGGGACGATGTTTCAGTTGATCGACCCGGCGCGGTTGAGCAACCCGCGAGGCGAGCCCAACACACAACGCCTTCGGGGCGGCATTGAGTACGACGCGTTCGACGCACCGATCGCCTACAACGTACGCAAGTCGCACCCTGGTGAGTTGTTGTTCCGGGGCACCAAAGAATTCAAGTGGGAGCGGATACCCGCGTGGTCACGGGCCGTGCTTAGTCGGCGCCGGTTCATCCATATTCACGACAAGGAGCGAACCGGACAGAGTCGTGGCAAGCCGCTGGCTGCCGCCGTGATGCCGGCGTTCAAGCTCACCGATCATATGATGATCAACGAGCTGAAATCGGTGATCACCAACTCGTTGGTGGCGGCCTTTGCTGAGACTAACGGCAGCCCGCAGGAGATCGCGGACATGTTCGGCGGCACGCTGAGCGCGGCGGATTTCTCACGCAGTCGCAACGAGTGGAACCCGAAGCTGCGTGGCGGCGCCATTATCAAGGTGCCGATTGGCAACAAGATCACGCCGTACACACCTAACCGTCCGAACGCCGCGTTCGAAGCTTTCATGAACATGGCGCTGCAGCACATCGCAGTCGGCCTCAACATGCCCGACATCCTGCTGCGCAAGGACTTCTCGAAGGTTAACTACAGCAGCGCGCGCGCGGCTCTGCTGGAGGCGTGGCGCCATTTCATGTGCCGTCGTCAGTGGCTGGTCCAGAACTGGTGTCAAGTCGCCTACGGTCTGTGGCTGCAGGAAGTCGTCAACCGACGCATGGTTGATATCGACCCGCTGGACTTCGAGGTCAACAAAGATGCGTGGTGTCGGGCGCGCTGGATTGGCCCGGGCAGGGGCTGGATAGATCCCGCAAAGGAAATCGATGCGGCGATAAAGCGTATGGCTGCGGGCATTACCACGCTCGAAGACGAGTGCGCCGAGCAGGGGCTTGACTGGGACGAGCAACTGCAAATGCATGCCCGAATCCTCAGCCGTATGCGCGAGCTTGAGGATGAGTTCCAGATCAAGTTTCAGTTCCCTGGGATGTCGACCTCTACGTCTGTCAGCATGCCGGCTGATCCCAGTGATGATGATCCTGACGATGATTCTGACAGGGACGATCGCGATCGTGAGGATGACGAAGACGAAGACGAGGACGAGCAGACGGCCGCCCAAGTCCTTGAGACGGTGAGCCAGATCGCCAGCGAAAGTAGCGAAGCCTTTCAGGCGCGTTTAAGCGCCTAGCCGAGGAGTAATCCATGAATCGATTCGATGCTACTGCCGAGATCCGGCAGTTGGTAGGTAATCCGCTGCTGCTCGATCCGCGCATCGCGCCGCTGATGACGCGGGACAATCTGAATGGGTTGATTGATACGTTGATGGCCCTGCCCGACGACATGGAGCGCCGGGAATTCAATATCCGTCAGAAAAATGGCGTGGCAGTTCTGACGATCGCCGGGACGCTGTTCGGGTTTCTGTACGACTTCCATTCGCGCCAGCTTGAGATGCTGCTGGAGGATGCCAGCATCCGCGCGATCATCCTGGAGATGCGTACACCGGGCGGCGTTGTGCCGGGCGCATTCGAGTTGGCCGAGCAGGTCTTCGAGGGTCGGAGTATCAAGCCCATCGTCATGGTGGCATCTCATGTCGCTGCCTCGGCCGGCTACCTGGTCGGTTCGGCAGCGAACGAAGTGGTGGTGACGCAGAGCGGCGTCGTTGGCAGTGTCGGCGTGCTGTTCGTGCACACCGACTTTGAGAAGCTTCTGGCTGACGAGGGTATCGGCGTCGAGTTGCTGTTCGCCGGCGAACGCAAGGTCGATGGCAATCCGTTCCATCCGCTGAGCCCGGAAGCCCGCACACAGATCCAGTCGGGCATCGACAAGACG